TCACAGACCTAGGAACCGAATCAACTTCCGGTACTTTTAGAGTTAAAGTAACTCCAGGAGCCGGAGCCTCTTCCGTACAAATTTCTTTAACAAACTCTAGCACAAATCTTCAAAACAATGATACTAATTTAGCAAACGTTGTCAGAGCAGGCGATAGAATATTTACAAGAACTACTGCGGCAAACGGCACTGTTCAAGACGGTTTCCTAGACACTCCAGCAACCTACTTAGCTCCAAATACTGGTAGTATCGCAGGTACTAGCTCTACCATTGAGCCCACTGCTACTACTGGGTCCACTACAGTAAGTGGAGTTTTATCTGGCCACACTTATGTTGTTAAAAAGAATAACGGTGATAACGATAAACCAAGAAGTGCTATTTTTACTGCAAATGGTGCTCTAACTATAAGTGACAATGGAGTAGCTTCTCCTCCAGGCTTGCCACTTCTAGGCCAAGAGTTTTTCTACGAATTTCTTGTATATAGAAATACTGCTGCAGGAGGTGCGGGTGCTCCTGCTGTTGACGACGACTGGGTTGAAACAAACAGACAATTTAGTATAAAAAGAGCTCCAGATGCTCCTACGAATATTCTTATTTCTGTTCCCGCCACTCAAAGTGCTACTACTAGTGTTATTCTTAATGCCATTGGAGGGACTACAGGAGGCACGTTACAGGTAAGTGATGACAACGTTAGTTGGTTTGCTAACGGCAGTGAATTTCAAAATAAAACTCGTGGAACATCTTATACTTTCTATGCTCGTAGGCTCGGTACTAATAATGTTACTTCAGATCTTTATACTCATCCAGCGTATGAAATCCCTTATATAGACCCAGACCCAAGTGTAACAGCCACTAATGACACTATTGCTTTTGACGACACTAGTGCTAGTACTACTGTAGGCGACGTTAATACAAACAATAATTATGCTGTACGTCTCAATAATGGGTCTACAAACTTAGGCACTGTTGATTCGTCTGTCACTTCACCTGCAGTTATTACATTTTCTTCTAGTCTACCGAGTGTAGGCAACACTACAACTTATGAAATTTTTGCAGCTAGAAGAGTAGATACCGGCGGTAGTGGAATTTATGTCGCTACTAATGATACCTTTACAGTAACAAGACTAGTAGAGCCCGTAACTATTCCAACCGATTTAGTTATGAGTACTGCTGCGACAGCTAGCTCTACGCCATTAGTTACTGCTACTGCCTCTGGGGGTAGTGGAGGTACATTACAGGTAAGTCATGATAATGTTAATTGGTATACTAATGGTTCAACCTTTACTAGAACTCGCGGAACAGCTTATACTTTCTATGCTCGTAGGGTAGGTTCTGGATCTGTAACAGCTAGTTATAGCGAAGGCTATACACCTCCTTATTTATTCCCCGACAATGCTATAACAGTATCACCATCTACCCAACAATACACGGGAGTAGGTTCTTTTAATATATCAGTTTCAGATATTACCGCAGATTTAGGAAATAATTATCAAGTAAGAGACAGTTCTGGTACTATCCACGAAAATGGTACTCCCGCTGCGGGGCAAACTCAGGTAACTATTTCAGTCTCGGATGAGCCTAACGCCAACCCAGAAACCTATAAAATTTTCTCGATGAGATTAGAAACAAAGGGTGGTTCAGGACTTTATTCTGATTCTGGAAAAACTTTTACTGTATCTACTTCAGGCTCTACTGGGGGCATTACTCCACCAACAATAGCTAGTGTTACAGATAACGCCGCTGTTGGATCTACAGTAACTACTACTATTAACCTATCTTCCACAGGACAAGGTGGAACTCTTAAATACGCTAGAAATCAGAGCGCGACTCCTCCTGCTACAGGCTGGCAAACTTCTTCTAGTTTTACTAACGTGCCTAAAAATACTGTTTTTTATTATCATGCAAGCCAAGATGAAGACACCGCCGGGGCTTTCGCAAGTCCAGTACAGTATGCCGCCACAGATGCAGCCTACGGGGTATTAATTAAGAACTCCAATAACCAAAGTATATTAGATACCAGAGTAGATAGGCAGAGTACGGCTATAGCCACAGGAACACTAACTGTTCCCGTACAAACGGCTACTGTAGTTAGCAGTAGAAGATACAGAATTGCAATAACTGACCCTTCCGGAGCAGGCAATAATTTCGGTAGCTTTGGAGCCCCTAACGAAAACTCAGGTACTATATTTCAAGCTACAAGCAGCGGAACTTTGGGAGGAAGTAGAAGGGTTGGGGAATTAATATCTACAGGTACAAACTCAATACCTGGTATGACAAGTATTAATACGAGTGAAGTAGGAATATTATTCACAGACGAGCCTGTCACGGGAGCAGGCAGTATTCCGGCTTATGAAATTAATAGACTATCCGGAGAGTTTGAAATATCTTCAAAATTTTCCGATACGGGAAACTCTGACTATACTTATAAGTATATTGCAGTGAGGTACTAATTATGGCATACGGACTCCAAATATTTAACGAAAATGACCAAACTCTGATAGATACAAACCTCGCTAGTCAAATGCAAGTATCGACTATAGGCTCTATTGCTGGCAGAACCGGTACATACCCAAACTATTCTTATAGTTTTATAGCAAAAGAAGATGAAGAACTCGTTTGTTTTAACAGCGGTATAACTACGGGTTCAGTTACCACAGCATTCAACCAAGCTTACAGCAGTACCAATATTTTTAATTTATCTGCTTCTTCTTTTAACTATGCAAAGTTATCTGTAGTAACTCAAACATATACGGGGTCAGGCAATGCTGATTATGGTATAACAATCTTTAACCCTTCATCTACTATAAGCTTTACTGATGAATTTGATAAATCATATGATCTTCTTGCCGTCCACCCTGCAGGAACTTTATATGGCACCGGCGCTGTAGTGTACTCAGGATCAGATTTCTCAGATATTTATGTAGGGGGTGGTACTCCTAGAAATGATAGTTCGGTTAAAGTAAATAATTATGCTTTCGATGCTGCTAATAATCAGATTTTGTACTATAACTACCTCAATGCAGGCTTCCTAGGAACCTTTAGCTTTTATAACCCAAGCAACGTTTTTGTTGCAAGATTAAGGAATTTAACATGAGACCAATAGCTTGGCTAGTATATACAAATATAGAAACTGGATACATAGAACAAGTCATGTCTTGTCCCGGAGCTAATATACCTGCTCACGAACAAGAACTAGATGGAAGAAGAGTATGTCATATATATAAAGATCAGTTGCCAGATCTTAATTTCAAAGACCCTGCTCAATTTATGCACGCATATGAGTATCATGATAGTGCTTGGTCCTATAGAGGTTCCGATAGACCTTCGGGATACTACGACTGGTCTGGAACTGCTTGGGTTGTAAATACAGAAGGCCTGCTATATGATGTTAGGAAAATTAGAAGTATGAAGTTGGGCATGTCAGATTGGACCCAAGGAGCAGACTCTCCTCTTAGCAACGAGAAGAAAGCTGAATGGGTTACGTATAGACAAGCTTTGAGAGACATAGTTGATAATCTTCCCGCAGACTTAGATGACCCAGAGAATGTTTCCTGGCCAACAGAACCCTCTTAAAAATAAATCTTGACTTTTCGGTCTCAACGTAATACAATTGACTCATGAAACTCGTAAAGATGGCACCAGAAAATCTCGAAGTGGCAAATGCATATTTGTCCACGGGGTCTGCGCTCACTGCTGCAGGCAGCCTAGGCGTTACGCCTGACAAAGTTTACGAAGTGTTAGAGAAAAGTGACGTAAAAGACTATATCAACTCGGTTTATTTAGACCAAGGATATCGCAATCGTTTCAGACTCGCAGAGCTTCTTGATGAAGTAATCGAAAACAAACTTCAAGAAGCCAGGGACTCTGATCAGTATTCCAGTAAAGACCTAGTTGATATAATTGCACTCGCACATAAAATAACTGTTGACCATACGAAAGAAGCAAAAGCTACTACAAATATTAAACAGCAAAATGTGCAAATCAATTCTCCGTTCGGCGAAGGTAACTATGGAAAGTTAATGGAGAAACTACTTGGAAACCCAGCAACAGAATGACCTTCTTACAGACTTTCGTACCCACGAAGCAGTTTGTGAAGAACGATGGAAAACTATATTTAATGAAGTAAAGAAAGCTTCGGAAGATAGCCGTATTCGATATAAAGAAATGCAGCAATCCATCGATAAACTTCATAAACTCGTCTGGACAGTAGGCGGAGCCCTTATCCTCTTCTTAGCAGGATTATTGGCATCAGGAAACATACTATGATTTTTAAAAAAGGCAATATGTGGAAAGTAGCTGGCTCATCAGCAAAATATGCTACAGAAGAAGAAGCGCTAAAAGCCGCAGGAATTCACCAAGCAGTAATGAAAGAAGCTCCTGTAGAGAAGACTTCTTGGGCCCCTGTAGAGAAAACAGAAGAAGCTCCTGTAGAGTGTGAAGAATGTGAATGTGACCCTTGCGAGTGTGAAAAAGAATGGAAGTCAGCAGACGAGACATAGTTCTCGATAAAATAGTACCGGGTAAGTTTCTAAAAGTACCTATTGAACAATATCTGGAATTGCTAGGTATAGAGGCAATTCCTTCTCAGGTGGCCTTAATAAATGCTATTAATTCCGATAAGTATCGTTTTATTGTTGGTGCTCTTAGTCGTCGTCAAGGGAAGACGTATATCGGAAATATTATTGCCCAATGCGTCGCCCTCGTTCCAGGATGCCATGTACTTATTGTCAGTCCTAATTACAATCTTTCTAATATCTCCTTCGACCTACAGCGTAATCTTATTAAGCATTTCGACTTAGAAGTAGCACGAGATAACGCGAAAGATCGTGTAATTGAATTAACGAACGGGTCTACTGTTAGACTAGGGTCTGTAAACCAGATTGATTCAGTAGTAGGGAGGAGCTATGACTTTGTTCTCTTTGATGAGGCCGCATTGGCAGATGGAGAGACAGCGTTTAATGTTGCTATCAGGCCAACACTCGATAAGCCGGGATCTAAAGCTCTCTTTATTAGTACTCCTCGTGGAAGGAATAATTGGTTTAGTCGCTTTTTTAATCGTGGGTTCACCGATGATTTTGAGGAGTGGGTAAGCATAAAGGCAACTTGGCATGATAACCCAAGAGCTTCAGAAACTGATATTGCGGAAGCACGACGTTCTATGTCAACCGCAGAATTTGCTCAGGAATATGAAGCAGACTTTAATGTGTTTGAAGGACAGATTTGGACACTTAACTTTGATAAGTGCGTGCAAGACTTATCAGAAATGGATTTTACAGGCTGCGATATTATCTCGGGGCTTGACGTAGGTTTTAAAGACCCCACAGCATTTTGTTGTATCGCATATGACGGACACAAATATTATTTAATGGAAGAGTATTATGCGGCAGAACGCACGACAGAGGAACATGCTGGCTTCCTTGGTGAAATTATTGAAAGAAGAGAGGTCGACTATTGTTTTATCGATGCAGCCGCCGCACAGACAAGATTCGATCTTGCACAGCAGTATGATATTTCTACTATCAACGCCAAGAAATCGGTGGTTGACGGGATTGGTCATGTGGCAAGTCTTATTGATAACGATCGTCTTATCGTAGACTCGAGCTGCACCGAAACATTGCGCTCACTAGACATGTATAGATGGGACCCGAATCCCAACTTGATTCGAGAGAAGCCCGTTCACGATTCCTCTTCTCACATGGCAGACGCGTTGAGATACGCACTCTATAGTTTTGAAGAGAACGCTCCAACATTCTAAACACCGAGTAAAAATAATTCTTGACTTTCAACTGACTCATGGCTATAATGATTAAAATTAGATGGTAGAATTAAAAAGAGACCCAGTAAAATACATCCGAGATAGGGCAAAATCGAAGTACGAGAAGGGTTCTGAATGTCGGATATGCGGCGTTAAGATAAAGTTAGACTTTCACCATTTCCATACTCTAGCTCCTCTACTGCGTAAATGGTTGAGTGAGAAGCAAAAGCTTCGTCCAGACCACTACACAGATGAGTATTTAATAATCTGGAGAGACGAATTTATAGATGATAACTGGGCTGAACTTTACACTGAAACAGTCACCCTATGTCACGATCATCATCTGAAACTACATTCCATTTACGGAAGAAACCCCCCGCTTCACACTGCAGAAAAGCAGAAGCGCTGGGTAGAAATACAACGAGAAAAATATGGCTTGGTATGATTTCTGGAAACAGGAAAAGTTAAATCCCGCGCAAGAAGAGATTGTAGTAAGTCTCGAAGGCTCGGGCCCTATTGCTTCCAGAGAAATCGTACATAACTATAAAGCGTACTACGAGTACCTCGAAGTTGTGAACCGCGCCGTAAATATGATTGTAGATGATGCAGCTGAAATTCCGTTGCGAGTAGGTGAACCAATTCAAGGATTGAATTCAGTAACCAAAGGTATAAGGCGTTCTCGTGTTGACTTATTGTTAAACAAAGAGCCTAACCCTTTTCAAGACGTTTCTACTTTTAAGCGAAACCTCATAATCGACTATATACTAGATGGAAATATCTTTATATACTTTGATGGAGTTTCTCTGTATCATCTCCCCGCTAATTACATGGACATTGAGCCAGATAAAAGAACCTACGTACAAGGCTATACTTTTCAGACAAGTATAGACTATACTCCTGATGAAATCATTCATGTTAAAGAAAATAGTTTTCATAGCATCTATCGTGGTACTAGTCGTTTAAGGGCAGCTCAACGAAGCATGTCTCAGCTCACACGTATGCGTGAATTTCAGGACAATTTCTTTAAGAATGGCGCTGTACCAGGTTTGGTAATTAAGTCACCCTCTGTCATTAGTGAGAAAAATAAAGAGAGAATGATTCAATCTTGGGTCACGCGGTATAGACCGGATGGTGGCGGTAGACGCCCATTGGTGCTGGACGGCGGAATGGAGTTAGACTCAATTTCAAATATTAATTTTCGTGAGCTAGACTTCGAATCGTCTATTGACTCCGCAAACAAAGAAGTATTAAAAGTACTTGGCGTACCGCCAATTATGTTAGACTCTGGTAATAATGCCAATATTCGCCCCAACCATAGAATGTACTATTTAGAGACCGTTCTTCCTATAGTTGAAAAAATGAT